CAATTTTTCTCTTTCTAAAGCTGCATCATCTTTCATCTTCTACAGTTCTTTCTGAGATTGTAGTTTTTGTTTCTCTAAAGCTACTTTCTTTTCTTCTATATCTTTCTTCATCTGCTGCTCTCTTAACTTAGCATTGAATTCGAATTGTTTAGAAGCTTCTTCAGATGCTTGTTTTCTTTCTGCTAATGCTTGAGCTGCAATCTCCATTGGATCTGGAATTCCGTTGTTATTCTGATCCATATCTTCTGCACCTCTATATGCATTAAGTTGAGCTACTGTAATCTTAGTTGCATTATTAGAATCTATTTCATATTTCTTAAGATCCATTTCTGCTTCCTTGATCATTAACTCTTCTTCCTTAACTTCATTCTGCATCTGAATCATCTGTTGTTCTCTCTGAGCTTGAGCCTCTTCCATAGCTTGTTGCTGTTCCATACGTTTCTGCTCAATCTCTTCAAGTTTGTTTCTAATCATCGTAGTATTATCATTAGTAAATATTTCTACTACATCAAGCAGACTAGCACCATTTTGCATAGCAGGTTGTATAAGACTTCTAAGGAACTCAATATTCTGTTGATTCTTAGTAGAGTCATCTACAAATATATCAAAGTCTTCATATGGGAAGTTATCTGATAGCGTTAAGAATGCTCTAGTAGCGTCATCTAATATGTACTGAAGATGAGTCTTACTACCATCTTTCCAAGCCCATTTAGCTGTGTTTAGCAACATATTCAAACACTCTCTCTTCACTTGATTATGTGTCCAAAACCAAGGTTCTGTAATATGTGCTGATTGCTGTACTGATCTTTCTACATTACCTACTAACTCATTAGATGATATTGAACCTTCACGTTGTTTACTTACTCCAGATATTTCAGATAACATAGATTCAATCTTATCCATGAGCATAATATACTAGTTAATAGTATTAGCCATAGTAAGATCTAATGCTGTTATTTGATTGAACTGAGATGGTTTACCTCCTTCTCTACCCGGTATATCCCATCCTTCTTCATAAGGATTAATAAAGTTAACACCTAGCGCAGATAGGTAATGCATCCATTTAGATACATCAATATTCATTGATTTAGGTATCTAAGTAATATCCATATTTACTACTTTACCTTTATCTCTAGCCATTGCAAGTTCTAGACGATACCAAAGCACAATATACATATACTGTAATGGTTTCATCATACTTACTAAAGATCTTGGTCTACTGTTAGTATTATTATATATTACTCCAGTATAAGGCAATCTTTGTGCATTAGGATTATCAGATGATACATATTGATATTCAACAGGTTCTATACCTATATAGAGATCTTCTCCAGCTCTATACCCTTCCCATGTTTCAATGATCCATTTCCATTCAACAGATATTTCCATACCTGTTTCTTTGTATGTTTCATCTACTTCATATGTCTCAGGCATACCTGTTTCTGGATCAATTATAGTAACAAATCCAATCTTCTTGAATGACTTCCAACATACATGATATACTTTGATATTATCTCCACTTCCATCAAATGGGTTAGAGCTAAAACCATTAATAGTATGAGTTTTAATATGCGGATAATCCAATGATGTTTTTCTTACTTCAGGATTAATACCTCCTTTAGCACTATCACTCATCATATCAAGTAACTCATTCAACTGTTTCTCTGTCATCTTATCGTACAGTCTGTCATACAGTTCAGTTACTGACATATTCATTTCATAGCAACACCATTGTGCTTCGTGAATAAACTCTAAGTCTGATGTTTCCGTATCATAATCAAAGTAGATAGGATTGATGCGTTCTAGACATGGTTCTCCATTTACTATACCTATATAGTATATTTCTTCTCCACCTACTAATGCATCTTTCCAACCTTTAAAGAACTCATGATTAATGTTGAGTTTATTCTTTAAGTACATAAGACTATGATATGCAGTAATCTCTGCAATATCTTTATAGTCTTTACTCATGTATTTCTGTATCTGTTCTGGTGGCATAATCTCACCAGATTGCAAAGCTTCTTGGTATCTAGCCTATTCTTCAGGTCCTAGTTTACTCATGATGGTAGCCTGAATATAGTCCATCAACATCTGTTTAGCTTTTTCCTGTAACTCACTAGTTGCTATCTCACTAGTACGTACTACCTTAAAGTTAAATGGTCTTTTGGTTTCTTCACCTAATAATAGGTCTATCTTTGGCTTGATTATATTATAATCCTAAGCCATTGCAGGGAAACCGTCCTATTGTTTAAATGGGTTAGTAACATACTTAAGATCTTTCTCATTGTATATACTATTGTAAAGATCATAGTAAGTCTACATCTCTTCCTTGCGAGTTCTGGTATTGCCATTCCTAGAACCTCCTTGACTGTGACCTATAATGTAATCTACACAAGATTCTCTCCAGTCTTGAGTCTTCTTAGACATTGGCAATTTCTGTATAGGAAATTGATTGATATTTTTCATAGTTAAAACATATATGCTTCTATATTATCATTAGTAATATCATCGTCATGATACCACTCTTGAGTAAAGATAGGTCCATCAAATAGTACCCTATCTCTATTCTCTTTTTTCTTCTCTTTAACCTTTAAATTATAGAGCTGTTCTCTATAAATCATTACCTGCATCAACGCCATGACTCTATCGAAGTTTCCTGTATCATTATAGCTTATAAGTTCTTCTAATAGCGGCTCTGATAGTATGTTATGTAGGTTCTTTTTACCGGGAGCTTGTTCGTCATTTAACCAGTCTTTTATTAAGCCTTCTCCCCATTGCTTAATCTGTTTGTTCATATGACAACCTTTCTTTCTCTATACTTTAGAATTACCTACAATATCAGATATAATGTCAGGTTGATCAGCAAGTAAGTAGTCACAATGTTTAGCAGTAAAATATGGGAACAAACCTTTACGTTCATTTTCATACATTATTCTACCATTATAATAAACTGCTAGTTTACGTAGGTTCTCATAGTATTCTTCGGCTGTTGTAGGGCGTCCTGTGTATTCAGCGACAATTATATCATAATAGTTTTCAAAGCTCTAGAATCGCTTGTAAACGAACGTAGAGCCTAATGAATTAGTACCTGACTAGTCGTGGTCATATGGGTCTACCCCAAGTATATATAAACCAACAGGAGCATCCTTTACAGGGTGTTCCCATATAACTATAGATCCAGTAGGATCATCATCCTTCTTTAATGGATAATGTGTAATATCACCTGTTTTCTTAAGTACCCACTTAATAGAACCATTAGCATCCCATATCAAATCTCCTACCTATTTGTGGTTACTTAGGTGTTTGTTTATACGTATATTTGCTAATTGTTCCTGTAATTCTTTCTTAGGGAATATGTTACCTCCAAATTCCAAACAAGCTTCTTGTGGTGTTATACAGTGTTCAGCTACATAACGGTCTACTGCTACTGAGTTAGTAGCATTCTCTATTACCTTTCTACGTTCAGCTAATATATACTCTACAGACTTCTTATATAATGTATTACCATCATCATCCATGTAAACACGTTTACCATTCTCATCACGGAAGTCCATATTAGTATACTGAGGAATAAAGAATCCACACAGTTTATCAGATGGAGTTTCATCCCATATATTCTTAAATCCTAAACAGTTATAACCATCTGGATTATAGAACATATCTTTTAGTGTTTCAAAGTGGCTATCTTCATCACCACCAGTACCAAATGCAATCATAGTACCAAACGCCATACCATCCTGTTCTACAGACGGTCTAGCAATTTGCCATGCTGCACCTAATTCAGAGAATGAACCAGCCTCTTCAAATATAATAAGTTTACCAGCTTTACCACGAACTACATCGGGATTATCTTTCAGAGTAACACCAATAATCTCTGACTTATAACCGCTCTCAATTTCATTACCGTACTCATCTTTAGTAAAGAAACCGGCACGTTTACGCATCTGAGTATTAACAGATCTCTTCTTACCCCAAGCTGTATTCTTATCTATAAAGTCCATATAGTCCCATGCTTTAGTAAGAATACCATCCTCTGTTAAGTATTGCTTATTGCTAGCATAGATATATGTTTTACTACCTGCAAATAGATAGTAGTTACGACATGCCATTGCTGCATTCTTATACGAATAACCCTTACGTCTACTCTTCAGTGCACATAAGTGTTTACTTTGTTCTTCTGCATCTTCTACTGCTAAGAAGAAGTAATAGTCATAGTCATAGAAGTCTGGGAACTACAAGTCACGTGTTTTCTTAGTAGTTGTAGATCCATCTGGATTAGTAATTGTAGTGTAGATAATCCTTTGAATAGGACAGAAGTTTAAATAAAAATAGTTATACCCACTAATGAAATCTCCATCATCAGCAGTATAACCATACTTACATCTATCCATCTATTCATCCCAGTATTTAAAGTACTCTGATGTACCTGCAGGATACTAACAATAAGAGCCAGTCTCCAAAAACTTGAGGGCTGGCTATCTAAACTTATTGCTGTTTTTTATCTATTTACTGAAGTCTACTGTCATTTTTTACTAATTCTTCAAAGGTGTAATATTTATAGTTTGTAAATGCGAATAGTTCTTTTTTTATAGCTTTTAACTTCTCATCTTCCATAAATATAGGTCTTCCTAATTCATCCTCCATATAAAATATTACATTTTTACCTCTCGCTTTTTCCATACTTTTTACCAAATAATTCTAGTAAAATTTCTTCTAAATCTTTAAGCGTTAACTTACTGTAATGATATGAATTAGCTTCATCTATTTGTGGAATTAAACCTGATTTCTTTTCTACAATTTTTGGCATATTCTTTCATTTGTTGCAGATCCATCGTTCTATAAATAAACCCTACTTTATTACCTATTATAGTATGACCGTATAGTACTTTGAATTTGTTATTACTAATTTGTTCTACTCCTTTCATACAAAGTTTAGTTAAACTACAGTTTATCTGAGAACTCTGTTAAACTCACCTACTTACGATTAGGTCCATCATGAGCTGTGTTAACTATAGGCTTTCTTATATAGTCAGTGACTTAGGAGGTTACGTTGTATGCGCGCCATACTTCACTGTTTTATAACTCGATATCTTTTAGGGTAAGTTTTATATAAAGTATACTCTTTATGTATTATATAGTGTATTGTGCCTTTGCTTGTTATGTGATATTTAGTCATTATGCTAGAATAACTAAGCCCATTTTCATAATCTTTTCTAATATTTTCTACAATCTCTTTAGAGTATTTTCTTTTTATTTGACCGCAATTAATAGAGATTAATTCTTTTGGAATATCATTTTTGTTGTCTATAATAGTTCCAATGCCTATATTATCATAAGAATTATCATATCTATCTCCGTTTAGGTGTCTTACCACAATACCTTTTTCATAAATTTTATCACCAAACTTTTGATATGCTTGTAATCTATGTATCATACAATGGATCTTTTTATTTTCATTTCTAGGTCCTATTCTAATATCAAAGTTGTAATAATCTCTTTTATGATCTTTAATTCTACCCTTAACTTGCACCCCGTTTCTGTTTAAAAGAATTCCTTCTTTTGTAACAGTGTAACCCTTAATAAGGGCTAATTCCTCTGGTTTTATCATAATAAAATAAAATTAATTGGTCCTCCCGTCTGGTTCTGCTCCAGATCCTCAACTTTTAGAGAGTTGTGTGCTAAGCATCTCATACACTACAGGAGAATATTAAGCGGGAGAGGAAAGATTCGAACTTTCAAACCCAAGAGCTTTGTTAACGACGACTTTAGGGCGCTTCCGTCAATCTACTGCCGTATACCATTCCGCCACTCTCCCATACTGGGGAAGATTTATGTCCTCCCCGTCAAACTTTTTTGGTTTAGAACCAAGATTTGATTCTCTTCCACAGACTAGGTTTCTTAACATTCAATGCTCTCAAAGTATTGTATGCTTCATCAATCTGTGCCCAAATCTCTTCTTTGCTTTTAGTCATATCAATGACAATATCAATCTGCTTTTTCATATTAGTTTAATTTTATCTATTATAACGTGTTGTTTAATTTAAGTTGTAATTGATGTATTATCTTGTCAATTCATATGGATTAACCTTAGAATCACCTTTAACTTTAGATGTACTAAGTTCTTCTGTTTTAACTGCTTTCTCCAAGAAATCTAGAGTAATATAAGCTCCTTTTACCTTCTCAAATCCAGCTAAATACTTCTCGATCTTCTTTTCATCCAAGTCTTCACCTAATGATTCTTCATAGTAATCACTGAAACTGTCAAGCTTACGTCTCATATTCTGTAACATCCTAAGTAGACGAGTATTGCAGAACTCTTTAAACTGCTCTTCACATGCTACTTCTGCTGCAGATAATTCATAATTAACATCATCGAATAGTTCTTCTTTCAACTTGGATTCGATGCTATCAGGATCCATACTTAGTACATAAGGACTATTCCATTTATTCTTAAGTACAATGTAACTAATTACTTTAGTAGCATGTTCTTTATCTGCTTTATCAGCATCCCATACCTTTTTAAAGCATGGGATACCTAATGCATCAGAATGAATTACAACTTTACCACCGACTATATCAAATAGTTTCATTATCCTGTTTATTTAGTTCTTTATACCATTCGTTCAAATCATAAGTAGTTGTAGGATCAGATATAATTACTGTTTTTGTTATATATTTATCTTTCTACCATAATCTGCAGTATAGTATAAATTCTCCTTTTTTAACGTCAATAACTTCATTATCAGTAACAACTTGACCATCTTTATTTGTCTAGTATAAGTTGCATGTGATATTGTCTATCATTGGAGTAATAGAGTTCGATTCAGTGTTAAATGATATCGCTTCTCCTCGTTTATTTATTAGTACTTTTTCCATACGTTAAGCTTTTCCACAACAAATGCAATCGTTACATGGTTTCTCAAGTTCACGTCGTTTATTGTGTTCATCTCTTCTACGATAGTAGTCCTTCAATTCGGGAGAACTTAACTTAATATATTCTTTTTCTTCCCAATTATCTGTAACAGAGTACATCTTAAGT